TTTTTTTTAAGTTGTTTCAGCAATTCTCCTGTCTACAAACGATTGTTTCTCTAGGATTTTTTTCATTCTTTCAATCATTCCTTTTCGCCTTAGTTTTTTAGCATATGATTCGAGTTCCATAGAGTCTTGTTTGAGTCTTTTGAGCTGATTTGCTGTCATTGAGATTCTCCGGTTAGGGTTTGTCTAAGAGTAAATCCGGAAAGGCCTCCTGTACTACCGGTCTAGTTATGCCAGGGAACTTTTCCTTGTTGATCATAGATATAACTAGCTTTGCATCTTGTGGATGCACTGCTTCTATCAAACCAATAAAAATATTTTCACGCTTGTAACTAGGCAGGCGCTCGCCAGCGCCGCCTTTAACGAAGTATTTGAAATCTGTGTTTTTTCTTCGAAGATCTGATGGAGCGTTGTGCTCATCACACGCAGTGTAAGGAGGTTCTCCAGTTGGTAGATTCCATTTGACGGTTGAATCAAGTGTTCCTCTAAGAATATCTTTTAGAGCCCACGATTCGTGCTCTTTTAGAATCTTTATCTTTTCATCTTTTTTCTTGGCCTTAGAAACCAATTCAATAACTTCATATATTAACTTATCTGTCATAATATCCTCATAAATTTATTTATAACTTTAGATGTCTTGAATGTATCTTACACCCAATAAATTCATTGTAGTATTCATCACTCAGGAGAACATCGTATTGAAACTGAATTTTTGCTTCATAGTATGACATAGTTCCTTTAGACTTGCAAAGATGTAAGATTTCTCTAGAATAGTTTTCTTTTCCCTTGTCTTCGACGAGTTGTTGCACTTCCTTGCTGGATCCATAATAGTCTCTCCAGTCGGATTCAACTCTCGTTCGTACTCTTCTATTTCTTTTTGAATTCTTTGGTAATGTCTTAGGCCGCCAGAAGTTCTTTTTACCGATATACTTCTTGTCCGTATCCAGCTCTGTGATGAGATATACGAAGCCCTGGTACTCTTCTGGTGTATTGTCGAAAGGTTCATTGTTGTAATACCACATAAAGATATTTATTCATCATCTTGGATAGTCCAAATCATATCACTTTTCATCTTTTCAACTTCTGCTCTACGTCCACACATAGGGCAGAATTCTGGCTTATCATAGGATTGTACATGTGTTGTACTTTCGCACTCTTCGCATTCAATTCTATATTCAACCATTAGCGATCCTTTCGATGATTTCTTTTTTTCTGTCATCGGTTGCAGAAAGCCATTCAGCTATCTCGCTTTTTGACCTTTTGCAACCTACACAGTAGTTATTTATCAACGTACAAATGTTGACACATGGACTAGAAATCGATTTCACAAGCACCACCTGCACACGCTGCAGCACCAAGAGTATCAACATCAGTATATTTCTTTTCAGTCAAATCTTGCTTCCAATTTGGCTGCTTTAAATTTTTCTGAATCTTATTCCATTTGTGTAGGAGATAAGAATCTTTCAAACAATACTCAGCTTTCTTTACATTGCCTTTAAGATAATTGTTTGCAAAGTTTTCAAACCGTCTTACCCAATCTTGTCTTGCAGAATTTTCTGAAGACTCTAGTGAAATGTCTAATCCATATCCTTGCGCTGTTGAACATGCATCCCACAAATTAGGAAACACTTTCAAAGCATCAACAACAAGACCAGATGCAAAGATTGAAGCATCATCGTATTCCTTAACCATCTTCTTAGCATCGATGACAGCAGTGTTTGGAGCCTGATTAAAGTCTTTATCACCCATCATAGAGAGGAATGAAATACCAGAAAACGAATGGCGATTCTTAAACACGTATTTTTCTACATCATCCCAATCATCGACAAGAATAGTATTTGATACGTTATGGCGAATACCCTTATCTGCACAAAGCTCTTCGTTAGTACCAGAATTTACCCAATGCTTCTGTGCTTTTGCTACGAGTTCTAAGTGTTTAACACCAATCAGATCATCTTTAAGGAGTGAACCTTTCTTTGGAATGATTGGAAAAGAGACTACAACATCTGTACCACCAGCTGACCACACGGATTCTTCTACCATATATGGATTTGACTTCATAATAGCTTGAGTAATTTCAGAGTCTTTATTCATTTGAACATTACGTATATACATACCAGAATGCTCAGCATGGATACCAGAAGCAGTTTGGAGTAACACCGAAGCGTTCCCGCTTGGCTTGACACAAGTCGTTCTAGCCGCTGGATTGATTCCGATAATTTCTGAAACATTTCTGTTGATTTCTTTGACAATTTTTGCTCCTTTTTCTAGAATTTTGCCATCAAACAGAATATCGGGGTTATTCATCCAACCCGTAATTGACACTCCTAAGAGAGCTTCACGATCAAAGATTTTTTTAGATGTATCTGACAAGAATTTAAAGTCAGTATAGCCGGCTTGTAGGGTACCGAGGATAGACGCTGCGCGGCATGCCTTAAAGAAGTCTTCCTCGGTATTGCACATGCCACCATTGATCTCAGTAAGGTTACAGCCTTGCCAGCCAGACTTACCATCAATCTGTGGAAACATGCCAATCTCGACACAAGGATTAGTTGTGTGCTCAGTGGATTCAACAAAGACAAATCCCGGCTCGCCAAATTGCTTTACCGATTTCATGATAGTTCCAAACTGTTCAGCTGATGTTTTATCACGTACAATGACAGCAGAATTATTGGAACGTCCACGTTGTGGATTGTCTACAAACCAGTTACCAGTCTTAGCATTCATCATCTCCTCATCATCTGGTGAGAAGAGACAGATTGTAGCTGACCGGCGAACACCACCAGACAATACAGCATCTGCTGCATGCATAGTGATGTCATATACGTTAATTGGTCTTAGAGAAACCGAATCTTTAGCATCGATAACCATGCTTTGAAGGAGATGCTCAATCTTGTCAAGTGAACGTCTCAAACCTTCTGGGCCCGGTGCTTTAAATCCACCTGAGATCTTTGCACCCTTTGGTCTAATATTTGATAGATCGAAGAATACTCTACGACCTGCAAACTCTGGATACTTACCGCCGTCTACAAAATAAGATGCCATCAACACGTCTAGTGCTGAAGCCCAACCTTCAATAGAGTCTTCAACTACGAAGCCCTTTGCTTGCTTTGTGCGGACTTGAATAGGAGGTAGCTTTGCAACGTGATGGTTTTGTACAGAAAAACCCGCACCAGCTCCACAAAGTAGAATGTAGAATACTTCGCCAAAAAATTCTGGACGATCTACATATGATGACGTACAATTGTACATACGCATCTGGTGTTTCATTAGCTGATCACCACCGAACTGCAACGAACGTTGAGCAGCTAGTACTCTTTGTTCTTTATACGCAGAACGTGCTTCTTCTAGATATTCTGATAGTTCGTTTGATTTATTATTATAAGTTTTTGAGTGCATTTCGATCACACGATCTACTGCCTCATCCCAAGATTCATATTGCCCTTCATCATCTTTATACCGGGAGTAGCCTTCATAAAATTTAGTTTCGGACAAAAACTTCCTTGTGTCAACATTTGCAGTTGCCATTGCGCTACCTCTTTTGATTTGATTTTACTTGAACTATTATATATTAGTTTTTAGAGTTTGTAAACCAATATTTTTTAATATTATGCGAAATATTTTTTTAGCATTTCGATACGATCATCAGCCGATGCCATTTTGTCAAGTTCTTCTTGAATAGCTTCAACGATATCGCTGTGCTCACCGATACCTACGCTTTGATTCATATAGACCATAATGTTTGTCTTAGCACGTTCGAGTTCACCTTCAGCATGCATACGTGCTGCTTTTACCAATTGTTCTTTCATTTTCTTCTCGCTTTCTCAATTGCTCTGGATCCAAACCAGAATGATATAATTGCTGCGAAGATAGCTTTCGTATCTTCATCCCATAGTAAAGTTATTGCTTCGGAAAAATCGGTACCTTTTTCAAGAGCTTCTAGAAGAAGAGTGATTTCAATAGTAGCAAACAGACCAAAGAACGCGTATGTAATTACTGGCCGTACTGATTTTTGTAAACCAGCAATAATACCTTGTCCTTGGTTAATACTTATATCGTGTTGAATCAGACGATCGTGCTCTTTATCTGCACCCATCTGATCATACATTTTCATTTCATGGTCATACCCACTCGCTTTGAGTTCTGCCATGACTTTCATTTTTTCAATTTCGTGTTTATGATCCGCTTTACGAGCAAACGAATCAGTGATTGCTGGAACTGCAGAACCTGCGAATCCGAGCAATGATCCTAGTATCGATAACATTATGCCACACCTTTGTCATTTAAATATTGACTAAACTTTTTAAGAAGTACTGGATGTTTGTCTTTTCTTCTACGTTTGTCATGCATAGTTGTAGTCTTTACGCGAGGGCCCATAGCAGTGTCTGCTGGATTAGGGATATTCGCAGTTGTTGTATCTTCAGTCTTACCTTGAGCCGATCTGATTGCATCAGGTGTAGGTGCACCCTTTTCGCCTTTCTTACGCATTTTCTTTCCAGCGCGGCGTTTAGCCCAAATATTAGCCCATAGCCCTTCCGATTGTTTCTTCATTTGTAAATCTCTCTGGTTGTAACGTACACTTTCTGATTTGTTCTATTGTGTACTGCTTCATAGATGTCAATACCAAACATGTCTCCAACTGGATATGCATCATCATGAACCTTAATTTGGTCCTTAGGCATAACTATTTCTTCACATGTAGTGTTTATCATTTTAGCTTCTCTAACACGATAGACGCCCGGAGATAGTTGCTTATCTTCTAATACAAACCACTGATTTTCTTCATTCAAAAAGTCTAGTACGTCTATATCGCATTTACGCATGATTGTGTTAATGTTATCGTCGGATAGTTCGTACTTTTCTTTAATGAGAAACAAAGCCGCGGCAAATGATCCGAGTTTAGATCCTCCACCAGGGATTTTAGAAAGCAGCCGTTTAACATTAGCACACAACCTAATAAAAGGAGTATAAGCAGACTTTTTCTCAGATGAATCGAGCTTAACAGATTTGATCCGCTTTCCATTTTCATCGATGATACCTTGCTTGAACGCATCCCAGTTTTCCCATCTCATAACGAGCATGCGAATAAATCTAAAGGTGTATGCTAAATCTGCTGCTCTTTTAACTAAGCCCATACTTCTCTCTTAATATACTTACTACTGTTTGATCCATAGGAATTCCAGTGTATTGATCGGCCGTAATATACTTCAAATAAATCAAAAACGGCTTAATTACAGGCCAGTGCTTTTCATTTAGCTTAAGCTCAAGTATATTACATGATGCTTCAATGCCAAAAGAATTAAACACGACAATCAAGTGATTCATTATTAGTCTTTCACCTAGATCATCGTGCTCAAGGTAACGATTAACTAAACGTTTAATATATTTAAACCGTTTTAAGTCTTCATAAAATTCTTCAATATCTGAAAACTGAGGTTTATAATAATGTTTAGCCGCGTATAGAAGAACATTGTCTTCAGTAAGTTCATTGAATATCATCATAAAGATATATATTCAATTACTCAAACATAGTTTCTTTTAATTCTTCTATAAGCTGTTCTTTTGTATGTCTACGATCGAGTTCAATCCCATATTCACGGCCAAGCTCTTCTAGTTCAATCTTTGATAAACCATGAAGTTCTTCCGGTGTCCAATACTCATCTTCATCATCGTCAACTGGCTCAGGCATTGCTTCAATCAAGACTTCTTTTTTAACTTCGGCTACCGTAGGAATACCTAAGAATTCGTCGATCTGTTCCTGTGAGATAGTTTGAGATTTTAAAAGTTCATTGGTGTTAGGGTTACGCCAACCTTGTGGAGTTGGTACAGCCCCTCTACACCATCCTGGAGGACTAATCGCCATTTTTCATTCCTTTATATGCTGCTGCTATTTTGTTAATGATTTTTTTATCACCCGTAGTTGTGTTATCACCGCTGTTACGAGCTTTTGCTTTTGGACCAGTGCGACCTGCTTTTGCTGCATCATCGTGGCCTTTTTCATCTGTGTTATCTACTTCGACTTTATGATCAGCTTTCATCTTCTTAGCTGACAGTGAATCTTTAGAATCCATTTCTTCAGGCTTTGTAGCACCTTTAGTATGAGCAGCATCTTCCCAAATTGACATTAACCGGTCACGCACTGTAGATTCTTTAGTGACTTTATCTTCCTTCTTAGGATTCATCTCGGCAGTGTCTTCGCCACCCTTTGGCTCATCTTCTTGCTTAGACTTTGATATAGCTTTACGGCGCTTATGTAAGAACTTGTCTGAAGAATCTACGTCGCCATCGTTATCAATGTCTTTATCGTCGCGATCATCAAATTTCTTCTTAGCTTCTTTGTCTTTTACTGGATCCATAGCCTCTTTCATGTCTGGCTTATCGTGGACATATCCCATCTTTTTCATCCTTTCGTGGTCCTCAGGCTTATCTGCTTTATAGCCCTTGCCAGTTTTTGGGTCATACATTATATGAGGTTTAAATTCATCTGCGTCTTCAGTTACGTCATCATAATCTTCACATTTGTATTTTTTACCTGCAACTGTGAATTCAGCATCTCCATTTTGTCTTGCTGCATTCAATGCTTTTGTAAAGGCATTACCTTCATCTTTTTGAGCCTGTTCATCAACCGTGGCCCTGACAGTTTCGATTAAAGATTTCATATCTTTCTCTCCTACATCCATTGGGCCACTAGTGAGCCAATAGCGGCGATCACCGCCGCAATCACGATTTTATTTATAAGATTGACTGTACGTGCATTATCGTCAACTTTCTTTTCAATATCATCTAACTTTTGTGAAAGTCGATTCATTCTCTCATACATCTTATCATGGTCGTCTTGCAAAGCATTTATTTTTTCTTCTGCTCGAGCCATAGCGATCATAGCCTCAGCTAGTTTGTCGAGTTTTTCCTCGATTCTATCTAATCTCTTAGCGTTGCTATCTGATGTCTCGGCCATTAGTTATCTACCTTTGCACTACCGCGCCACTGATAACAAGACCAGTACTTAGCTTTCCACTTAGGTCCGGGATTATCACAACCATGACGTGCTCTAAAACTCGCTCTACGCTTTGGATCATCGCGTTTAATTTCCATGTTCGGGTCGCCAAACCGTACGACAACAACGTTACCCTTTGGTCCTTTGACATACACTTTGAATTTTTTATTAGGATTTTCTGACGTCCTAATTGGATCATTCAAGTTGACCTTTTTGCCTTGATACTCAGCCTCAGTAATTTCTAAATCTTCATAGATAGAATCACATGCGGCATCAATAACGTTTTCTCTATAGAGCTTAAATTTATCCACCGAACTCATGGCCAGCTACCCTTTTCATTTGCTTATTGAATTGCGCCTGTGACGGCTTTTCTTTATATAGTTTAATTGAGATCTCAGGCCTTTCTTTACCCTTGATTCTCCAGTTATATCCTTTATCTTTATGCTCAGGTTTAGTAGTCTTTACAACCCTGCGCTTGTAGCCTGCTTCCCAAGTCTCTGATTTCTTGCCTGGGCCTTCAGAAATAAAAGATTTAAATTTAATCATCGCTTTTATCTTTACCCTGGCCCATATCACGATATCTTTTCTTAACTTCTGCTTTGGTCATACGATCGATATCACCAATCATAGAAGGTTGCTTTACAATCTTTCGTAGCTGAGCTTTAATATCACCCGGTGATTTGCCTAGCATAATCATCGGAGGTAACCCATCAACAGAAACTCTAAACATCATTTCTTCATTGAGATCTTCATTGACACCAGCACCTAATGATCTTACCTTTTTACGAGTACCAAACTTCTTAGTATCTCCACGGTCTAACATACCAGCCATGCCTTTACCCGGATCGTCTTTGCCATGTGCACCTTGTGCTCTACCGGGAGGAAGCTTCTTAATCTTTCCGCCTTTAGCTAAAAATGCTTTTACTGCATCTGAATTCTCACGCTTTGCTGGCTTCTGCTTTCCGTCTGGCCCGATAGTAGTAGGCCCAGCTGGCTTTTTCTTTTTAGCAGCATTTGCGCCTTGTTGAATTTTGTGACCAAGATAAGCACCTGCAGCAGCTCCGGCTGGACCGGCTACGCTACCAACAACACCACCAGCTACTGCGCCAGCAATACCTTCTGCTACATCTGTAGATTCTTTGGCTGCTTTGTACATACCAAGAGCTTTAGAAAAATGTTTATTACCCATCATTCGCTTTGATTCTGGATGGTTGGGATTATCATGTGCCATGCGAACACTATCATGATCAACCTTTTTAGCCTTAGCGAATTTTTGGTATGCACTCATCTTCTTAGTGTTGATGACTCGCGCTTCTCTGATTTGATCGAATGATTTCATTTTATCCTCTTACCTTTGCGGCTAAATCTTTATCTGCTTTGCCCCATGTTCCTGATGATTTTGTTACGAATGAATTGACTCGAGCAAACCCCCATTGCTGAGGTGTTGTCCCTGGTCTGTGGCCTGTTTTCCATGCGGCCACTCCACGATTATATACTGATCTAAGAATACTTAATGGCATACCAGACTTTTCAGCTTTCTTCTTCAATCCAGCTGTAGCATCCTCCATCATTTCTGCATGCTCTTTGAACTTCATTTTCTTTCTCTTACCATTTTCTGCTTGTTTTTCTTTTGAATCAGCAGTCTTCTTGGCAACCATTTTTAGTCGATCATTGCGAATCTTCTGTTGTGCTTTGTTCAAAGGACCTGACATTGTAGAAGGTTCAGCTTCTTCTTTTGTTATTTTAGTTTTAGGCGTTAAAGTCTTGACTTTAAGCATAGACTTAATGCCAAGCTTACGAAAAGCTTTAGTCTTTGCTTCCTTTTCGGTGCGGGCATCAACAGTTTGTACGCCTTCTCCTTCAACTTCAACTCTATACTTTGCCATTAGTCGTCTCCGAACATTTGCTTAAATTTCTTGGTATGTTTACTTGGTTTTGTCTTAGCAGTAGCATCGCCCGGTGCTTTCTTATATGCAGCTGGATTATCGTCAGCCATCTTTGCACCTTTCTTGAAATGAGCGTCTCGTGCCTTCTTCGTTGACACTGACTTTATACCACTATGGTAAGCTTTAGGCTGTGTGCCTTTACGGTCTTTAATATCTGAATCTTGAGGTGAACTAGTCTTTTCGAGAACATCAACTGCATCTAACCACTTGCGCAATGTTTTGCCTGCGCTTTCAACAATAACGTAGTTAGATCCTAGCACTTTGACTTCTGCTAATTCGTCAGTATCTTTTATGACTACTATATCTCCAACATTGAAAAGCTGACCTTTGACATATGCTTCACGAGTTTCAGAAACTTTTTGAAGCTGTACATGACTATGGTATTCTGTTTGTTCTTTAAGGCCCATTCCTTTACGAACAGCATTGTAAATAGCTTTTGCATCTGCTGTAGAAACATTCTTTGGTAGGCCTTGAGAGAATCCAGTAAAGTCTTTATCCGATGCAGCCTTACGCATTTTAGATGCAGACATGCCAGATGTACCTTCAGCGTCTGGATCTCTTTCACCTGCACTAATTACTGTAATTTTCTGAAAGTTAAAAAGTCCATGTCTGCCTTTTTTGCCATTCACTGCGTTTAAACGTGCAGTAAATTCTGCAATCCGATCAGAACCTACAACCATTACAACATTCTTAAATCCTTCATCATATATTTTAGAAGCAACTTCCATAACATTTCTTACAGTAGGTGTCATCATAATTGAACGAGCATGCTTTGGAAACATTTTACGCGCAAACTTGACTTTTGTTTTATAATCAAGAGGATTCTTATCTTTGTCTTGAGATGGTGATAAGAAAATACGATATGGATTTTTACCAGCCTTTTTAGCTAGAGAAGTTAAAAGCTTATCGTGGCCAATAGTAGGAGGGTTCATTCTACCAAATGTAAAATAAACGGTCTTCTCTTCTTCAACTAAATATGATCTAAATGTGCTAATCATCTCTTACGACTGATCTCCGCTTTGCGTTTCTGAGGCAACATTCTTCTCTGTAGAATCTTAATTCTTTGTTGCCAGCCGCCTTGCTTCAAGCGCTTCTCAATTTGCTTTTTCTTAGCTACTGAAACCTCACCCTTAGTCTTTCCTTTGCCAGCTAATTTATCAGCAAAAGTATTACGCGCACCACGCTGTGCTCGCTTCTTTAAAACATCTGTTTTAGCGAGTCTCTTTGATGCTCTTTTTCTAGCTAATTTTAAGCGAGTTTTACGCCGCTTCATACTACGAGCGAGTTTACGTCGGCCTTGAATTGACAACTCTTCTGTAAAGTCTTTAAAAGATAATGGCATTGCCATTTCTATCTCCCTGGTTTATCCCATCCCTTTAATATATCGGGTGAAAAGTTGGCGTATGAGAATTCCATACGATCAACGATCTTCACCGCATCACCACCAAGTTTATCGATTGCAACATAACCTTCTTCGCCTGTTACCCGATACCCTTTCGTTGTTTTTAAAAATGTATCTATCTTTGATAATTTATTTAAACTATTTATAAGTTTTAATTTTGCAAGAACGATCTGTTTCTGCAATTCAAACATTTGAATTAAACTCTGTTTATTTTTTGCTGAAAAGAAAGACAGCAGATCATCTAGCTTTTTCTGCTGTACAGCTTTTCCAGCTGATGTCTTGCGAGCATCCATTTCTTTTTTATACTTATCTTGAATAAACTTAATAAGAGCATCAACTCTTTTCTTTGGATCTGGTGGTAGTTGACCAGCTCGTACATATCTATTGCTATGTGTTTCAATGTGTTGTGCCAAAGTAGAATTCTTTTCAAGTTGTCTGAGAGTAGATCCTGCAATTTTGTTGAAGATATACCCTGCAGTTTTAAGATGCTCGTTAACAACATCAGTTTCATCTTTACTCATAGTATATTTAGTCAAGTCTCTAAGCATAGCATCTTGTGACCATACATCCTTAGAATTCTTAAACGTATTAACTTTGACACCATAAGAAGCTTTCATAGATTCAAATGTTTTGCCTTTATACGTGGTATGCCATACGATTCCAATTTTTGCTGACTTGACTTCCTTGGCCATTTGCGTGCCAGCCGGCACTGCATAAACAATCGTATTAGGGTGAAAAGTAACATATGATTTTCCACTAATTTTTTTAGTTTTAACATCACCTGGACCGTATAAAAAGTCGCCTTGTACTACACCTTTAATGCCTAGAGCCGCACAATACTTAAGAGCAAGTTTAAGCTTGTCAGCCAAATCGCCAGATGCGTCAGCATCAATATCCGCATCGCTCTTGTATACTTTGGGAGACTTATTAAAGATCCCTTTCTTCGCCACGAAGAATCGGCCATCCCGAGGATCAGTGCCAGCGAAGATAGCAGGAGCACCATCCCACTTAACAGATACATTACCATTTTTCTGCCCTCCTAACATGTCACGCAGAGAACGTAGTGCCATGATTGCATCTCTTGTGCCTTTAACACCACCGTAGATGACTTTATCTTCGATATGAGTCATATGAGTATTTTTTTGTTCGGTTATATAATTAGAAAACGAGTTCATATCAGTTTTGCATTTCGATTCTTAGTTGCTGTCATTTTAGATACAATAAAGAACCGGCCTCCTTTTACGCCAAATTGGTTTTTAGCTTGTTCAGGTCTAACATAATAATAAGCTTGATAATCTCCACGTGTTAAATCACTATGAAACATAGTATGATTTGAACGAATCTCATATGTAGGAGTATCACCATCTTTGATTTTTTTCAAAGTCATTGGTCCTTGGTAAAGTACATCAATATTCTGTCTTCCGCTTGCCTTACCAGCTCTATAGTCTTTACCAAATAAAGTTTTCATTTGAACTAATTTGCTTTTTACAGGACGATAATAACCTGTCTTCATTGGAAACTTGTTAGCATCTCCATGTTCTTTTTGCAATGTAGCTTTTAAATCTTTAACAAATTGTTTTACTTCAGCCTCATTTTGAATCTCAACCATGCCACCATATTGCTGGAAGTCATTAGCCTTGCGGCCTTTCTTATGAGAGATCCAGAATACTTCCTTACCAGTAGGATCCATCATGTGGAAATCAGCTTTAGGTGTACCCGGTGTACTTGCAATCTCAGAA